CTTAGCGAAACTCGGATTGACAGGCAGACTCCTTGACTCCGCTTCTCTTCTCGGTGGTTTGTCTACTGTGTCTGGTCGTGCCGGTGTGGATGTTGGCGGTATTTCTGTTAATATCCCGATTGAGCATGTTGAAGATTATAATGATCTTGTTAATCAGATTAAGGCCGATAAGAAGTTTGAGAAGTTTATTCAGAGCATTACTGTTGATCGTTTGGTTGGCGGTTCTGCTCTTGCAAAACGAAATATTAAATGGTAATACGCAGAGGGATGGTTTCGACTGTCCCTCTGTTTGATGGTGAAGAAAAGATGGGGAAAAGCGATTACGACAGGTTGAGAGAATACACAGAAAAGCTAGAGCGTGAAAATGCAGCTTACAAAGCGAAAGAAAATGAAATGATTGAAGTTATCGCTTTCTATTCTCAGCTTGCAGATGAATATGAAAAACTGAATAAAAAAATGAGGGAATCAAAAACTGCATTTGAAAAGGCTAGATTATCTATGCTAGATATAAAAGCAGAATATCAGCAGGAAATGAATTCCCTTTTGAAAGACGCAAAAGAAGCATTGACATGAACGAGGTAATCACATGTATTCAATAGATTTTGAGTATGACGGACAGTATCTATCCGACTATGGATTTATTGTTTGCTCATTTGATTATAGTGGTGGTTCAGTTACAGAAGATGCCGGTTCGACACTAACATTTAATACGGTGTTACGTAATAGCGGGAAACACTACGGATTGACAGCTACAAGTTATGATTCATGTATTACCGCCGAATTTGATATTTGCAAAAATCCGGATATTTATGACGATCTTGAAATAACGAATGGTGAATTCTTAGATTTGATGCGCTGGCTGAACAGGCGCAAATTCTTAAAGTTTCATCCAATCAACGACAAGGGAACTGAATCAGACACTTGTTATTTTGACGCAAGTTTTAATGTTGAGAAAATTAAGGTAGCAGAGAAACTTTGTGGTTTGCATTTAACTATGGAAACGAACAAACCGTTTGGCTATGGAGAAACAATCACAAACAAATGGACAATAACCGATACAACGAAAAGTTATATAGTATATGACTTGTCAGATGAAATCGGTGAACTTTATCCGGATGTAAAGATTGTTGCTGGTGAAGATGGTGATTTAAGTATTCATAATGATTTGACAGGCAGTACAACGTTTATTAGAAATTGTACCGAAGGTGAAGAAATCACAATTCACGGATCATCTCAAATCATTGAGAGCAATTTGAATGGTCATGATATAGCAAACGATTTTAATTATATATTCTTGAAGATCGGAAATACGTATGACAATCGGACAAACAAAATCACAGTGACAAAACAATGCACACTGGAAATATCATATGCGCCGATTGTTAAAAATGCGCCGTGGTAAGGAGGTAATATCTTGTGATAAAACTACAATTTGATTCATCGCATAATGTTATCCCGCCAACACTGGTATTGAGTAAGAGAAACGGAACAAAGATCGGTGCTATTCCGGCAACGAATATCGCTGTCTCTGATGAATTTAACGCTTATACAGAATTAACGTGTTCTGTCAGCAAATATGATAATGAAACTGAATACAAATATTGGGATGAACTAAAAGACTTTCGTTGTATATATGTCCCCACATGGGATGAATGGCTAGAAGCAAAGATTACAGTATCAGAGACAAATGCGCTTGAAAAGAATCTGCTTTGTCGGAGTTTATGCGAAAGTGAATTGTCTCAGATTATGTTGTATGACGTTCAGATAAATACAGAAGATGATATTTCAAGAACGGATTATGAAACGACAGTTATTTATGATGAAGACAATCCGGCTGGATCAATGTTAGATCGTCTTTTGGATAAAGCACCGCATTACTCTATTGGTTATGTAGACAGCCGAATTGCCGGAATGTTCAGAGTGTTTGATTTTGATAACACTTCTATCTATGATGCGTTTCAAGAAATCAGCCAAGAATGTGATTGTATTTTCGTCTTTGATTCTGGTTCAGATGAAACCGGAAAACCAAAGCGAGAAATCAATGTTTATGATTTAGAAGCGTATTGTTATGAATGTGGCAATCGTGGCACATTTACGCTTACTTGCCCGAAATGCGGAAGTTCAAATATCCGTCACGGTTACGGTGATGATACAAGCATTTTTGTATCAGTAAACAATTTGGCAGAAGAAATTGAATATGAAACAGATGTTGATTCTGTAAAGAATTGTTTCAAACTTGAAGCTGGTGATGATTTAATGACCGCTACAGTCATTAGCGCAAATCCTAACGGAAGTGCTTATATCTGGTTCTTGACAGATGAAATGCGTGCGGATATGTCAAGTGAACTTGTGGCAAGGCTTGATAGCTATGATGCGCAATATGAATATTACAATAGTGAATATGTACTGAATATTCCTAGTGACATGATAACCGCTTACAATACATTGGTTCAGAAATACCAGACATACGATTCTTCTTTAAATACAATTCCTAGTGAATTAGTAGGTTACGAAAGTCTGATTAGCGTTTATTATGACACAATTGATTTGTATTTGCTTCTCAGTAGTTCTCTCATGCCGGACATTACACACGCAGATACAACGGCTGCGGAACAGGCAGCTTTGCTGACCGCAACAAACTTATCTCCTGTTGCCGTTCAGAATATATCTACTCTTTCTGGTTTGACAGCAAATAATTCTGTTCTTGCTATGGCAAAAGTCATAGTTGACAACAGGTATCAAGTAAAGGTCAATTCTGCGTCATACGGAAATGGCGTTTGGACAGGTAATTTTAAAGTTACAAATTTGTCTGATGAAGAAGATACTTCTATAAGTAATACTACTTCAATAACTATTAGCGATGATTATGAAACTTTCATTAAACAGAAAATTGATAAATCATTAAAGGCTAGTTCAAATGAAGATGGAACAGATATTTTAAGTTTGCTTGAATCTACGCAAGCGCAGTTAGAAGTTGAATTGCCGAAATGGAGTTTAGCTAGACTTAATGCTTTTTATTCCGCATGTCAGGCTTGTATTGATTTGCTGATCGAGCAAAACATTGCCGATGATTCTATTTGGTCGCAGAAAACTCCTAATTTGTATGATGAAATTTATGCTCCGTATTATGAAAAGCTAAATGCAATCCAGGCAGAAATAACGCTTCGTGAATCTGAAATAGCGCTTATCGCTGGCACGTGGGGAGTTGACGGAAGTCTTGTTGTAGATGGTATACAAACTCTACTTGATAAAGAGCGAGAGTTAATTCATAATGCGCTGAATTTCAAAGACTATATCGGTGAAGAATTATGGACAGAGTTTGCTTCATTCCGGCGAGAAGATACATACAGAAATGAGAATTATATTTCTGACGGTTTAAGTAATGATGAATTGTTCGAAATGGCAAATGAGTTTTTGGCAGAAGCTAACAAGGAAATCTATAAGTCTGCTACATTACAACATTCAATTTCTGCAACATTGAATAATCTTCTAACAATGGAAGAGTTTGCACCATTGTTAGATAATTTCAAAGTTGGTAATTGGATACGTATTGAAGTTGACGGAGAGATTTACCGATTGCGCTTACTGTCTTATGAGATTGATTTTAACAATCTTGATAATTTGCGAATTACTTTTTCTGATGTAAAGAAATATCGTGACGGAGTTTCAGACAGCGAAAGCATTATGTCACAGGCTAAGTCTATGGCTTCATCTTATGGCGCTGTTACAAGACAAGCTAATAAGGGTAAGAAAAGTAATGATCGTCTGAATGATTGGGTAACTGACGGTCTGGCGCTTACAAATATGAAAATTGTGAATGCTGCCGATAATCAAAATATTACATGGGATTCTCATGGTATTTTGTGCCGTGAGTATTTACCTGTTTCAGATACCTACAGCGAAAAACAAATCAAGATCATAAACAAAGGTTTGTATGTAACAGACGATAATTGGAGAACGTCAAAAGCCGGAGTTGGCAATTTTACGTTCTACAATCCAAAGACAGGGCAGGAAGAAGAAGCATACGGAGTTATTGCTGAAACGCTTGTCGGCAATTTAATTCTTTCACAAGAAGTTGGAATTTATAACACTACTGGTAGTGTGTCTATAGACGAAAACGGAATTGAAATTATTAGTGATATGACTAGCGATGATCCAGTTCCGATGCATATGTCTATCGGTAGAGTTTATTTAAATAGCGAAGGCGAAGAACAAACAGACAGAGCAATTTACATTGATTCAGATGGCAACGTTGTAATCAGCGGAAATGTAAAAATAAATTCTAGTGAAGAATACGATATTGAAACAGTAAATGATTTATGCAATCCGGATTCTATGCACCAATATGTAGAGCGAAGAGTTACGGATATGAGCGATCTACTAAACACACAGGCTGCAACATATTACACTGAACTTTATGGATATTCACAAGAATTCTTAGGATACAGAGATAGAATGAGTCAGTGTGTTTCTATAGATGAAAACAGAGGTTTGGTCATTTCTGGTTACAATCCAGCAACGCAAGATAAGAGCAAGTTTGAAACTGTAATAGACAATGAAAGTATAAAGTTTAAAAGCGATGATACTATTGTTGCATATGTTAATCACGAATTATTGTACATCCCCAATGCAGCTATAACAACCACATTAAGACTTGGAAAATTCTTTGTATTTCCGAGGAATGATGATGGCGTGTCTATTATTTGGGTTGGTGACTATATCCCTAGAACGATTAATTCAAGTGGTGAATTAGTATTAATTGACCATTCTGGCGATGAAGAATTAGTTGGTTCAGAAGGTGACGGTGAATCATCTGGCGAATCTGAAAATAATTCTGAAAGTGGCTCTATTACTTACACAGGTAGGCCATCCAAACAAGAGATGCTTGCAATGTTAGAAGAGATAGAAAATCAAGAAATAGAAGGAAGTGATTAACGTATGGCAGATTTAACTGGAAATACTGGCTGGAAATCAACTCCCAATCCGGCAATAAAGCAAAGATTAAATTGGGCGATTACCAGAGGAACATCAGTAGAGAATTCAAGTCAAGTTATTATTAGCTTGTGGCTGAAAAAAGATCCCGCAATTCAAAATGAACCTACATATTCGACAGATTGCAGATTTAACATCGAGTGTAATGGTGTTGTACATCGTGACGTACAGATAAGCAACAATATGACATTGAATGCAAACAATCAAGAAATGTGCGTTGCTAGGGTTGTTCTTGAAGCGGTTGTGCATAATGTCGATGGTACAAAAACCACAACACTCAAAGCAAGTGGCGGTTTTGGTGGAACATCCATAAGCTATTATAGTTTAAATATATCAAAGTCTGTAACGTTTCCGGCGATTAACAGAGCGTCTTCTTTGTCAAATATAGCAAGTACGGTTATTGGGAATAATGCAAGGATTTCATTTACTCCGTATTCAAGATTTTTCTATTATAAGTTTAGAATGAAGTTCGGTTCTACAACTTATTATATTAGGGATGGATCGGGTAATGAGGTTGTTTTATTCCCTAACTCAACGTCAACGTATTCTTTTACACGACAAATCCCATCTGAGTTAATAAGCAAAATAACAACTGCTACAAGTGGGACAATGACCGCTTATCTGTATACTTATGCTGATGCTGCATGTACAAAGTTGATTGGTAGTGCAAGTGTAAAAACTTTCACAATCACAGTTCCGTCAAATATTGTTCCGACCATTCTTAATCATAGTGTATATATAATTAATAAAGAAATTGACGGTGTTGACGTTATCAGTGATTGGCAGGTCAATGTTGATGGTTTTACGAAGTATACATATGTAATCACGGCAAGAGGTTCAAACGGCTCAACCATAAAGAGCATGACAATATCCGGTGATTTGTATAATGCCAAAGTTACAAATATTGTGAACAATGGTGATGGAACATATACATGTACTTATGTCGGTGCTTACAAGACCATAAATGCCACTAAGAATACTACAACGAAAATTACTGTACAAGATAGCCGTGGAAGGGTTTCTACCGCCGTTACACAAAACGAATATGTGTATGGTTATTCCAATCCCGCTATTCTAATGTTTAACGCTGAAAGAGATAATTCCGACAGCAGCATAATAAATGTAAAAACGTCAAGCAGTTTTTCATCAATAAACAATCACAACACATTGATTGGTAGTATCGCTTATAGAGAAACCGGAACTTCTGATTGGATTCCTATAAGCAGCATTAATCCAAATACAGGTTATACCCCTGTAGCTGTTCAATTATCTGGCGGAGATGTATTTGAAGACAACAAAGCATATGAATTACAATTAGCCATTTATGATGATTTAGGTGGAGAAGCATTCTTTGAAACATATGTTGGTACAGCAGCGGTCTTCCTTGATTTAAGAGCTGGTGGAAACGGATTAGGCATTGGTAAGATTGCGGAGAGCGATGCTGTTGAAGTTGCGTTTCCAACTAAATTTTATTATTACAGGTTAAAAGTAGAAAACAATATTGCATATCCAATGAATGATATGCTCGATTCACATATATGTATGATCGGTAACAATTCGTTGGAAAATAACTTTGTTTTGTATGATATATCTACTCAAATATATTTAAGAAAGATTGGTAACTTTGTAAATATATGTGGCGCTATTTCTTCTACTGTAAATATTGATTCTTCGAATATGCAAACAGGCAAAAGATTCATGACATTATTAGAAAAGTTTAGACCGTTACAAGAAGTATGTACAGTATGTCAAGGTTCTGGCAAGAATACATGGTTGCTTACAATTAAAACCAATGGCGAAGTATGGTTTTCAAGATATGGTGCATCAAGTTATGCTTCTGTCACTGGAAAAGCACAAAACGAAAGTGGGCGTGTATGGCTGCCGTTTAATGTAACTTATATGGCTGGTGATGGATTGCCGATAGGATGCAGTGATGATGGTATTATGTGGCGTCCTTATATTTTTGTTGAAGCAAGTGAAGAATAAAGAGAGAAAGATAAATGGGTGAAAAAATAAGAATTCCGCTTTCAGTTTTGCGGAAAAGTTTTATATACAAACTGAATGAATTAATTAATGAGAGCGGTCTTGAACCTTATATGATTGAATCAATTTTGAAAGACGCATATGAGCGAATGGCCGTTGAGACAGAAAGACAATATCAGAGAGAACTTGCAGCTTATAACAAATCATTACAAGACAACGAAGACAAAGGAGAATGATTATGTCTAACTTGAATGATATTTTAAAGAGCATTATTTACATCATTATCACAGGTATTCTTCCGATTATTGTTCCGTATATCATTAAACTGTTTAATGCAAAAATTGATGAACTTACGGCAAATATCGAGAACGAAAAAGCGAAAAGATATATTGATGTAATTGTTGATGCGATCAGCATTGCGGTTACATCGGTAAATCAGACTTACGTTGATTCACTTAAATTTGCTGGCACATTTGATGAAGAGTCCGCTTCTGTTGCGAAGAGACTTGCAATTCAAAAAGCAAAAGATTTAATTACGGAAGATTCAAAGCAGTTTATTGAAATGGCATACGGCGATTTTGACAAGTACCTTGAAGATGCAATTGAATCTTATGTAAGACAAGAGAAGTTATCATAATAAAGTAATCCCGAAAAACGGAGTGTGTCAAACCGGCACACTCCTATTTATATGGAGAAAAATAAATGAATAGTAAGAATAGAGAGTTGGTCGCTGAGATGATTGCACGTGTTGAGTCTAATTCCAGATGGAATGCGTATTCAGACCCGCAAACAATTTCAGCGAAAGAACATACAATTACAATCGGCGCTTATCAGTTTGGCGGTGGTTCAAACGAAGCTAGAGATTTATTGAAACTTATCAAAGAGGATTATCCGGAAGTATTCAAGAAATATGATACTTGCGGTATTGCTGCCACTCTTTCAAAAGATTGGTACAGCACATATTTCAATCCGACAGCCACACAGAAGAAACAGATCATTGCTTTGATTTCAACTCCGGAAGGTATCGCAACTCAGAAGAAATATTTTTGCGATATTGAATTGCCCGCATATCTGAAACGTGCGGAAGAGTTTGGATTAAAGACGCAGAAGTGCCAAGCGCTTTGGGTAGAGATTCAGCATTTGGGTGGTCTTAATCCAACAAAGAGAATCTTTAACCGGATTAAAGCTGAGACAGTAGATGAAGTTGACAGAGCATTAAAAATGGATCAAGCGGATACATCATCAAGTAATCAAGTTGGTGATCGAATTTACTATAAAGATAGACACACTTACTGTCTTGATTTTGTGCGCAAGTACATTACCGAAGATGGCGAAAATGTTGAAGAAACCGCAAAATCGGACGGAAAGAACGTTGAAGAAACTGTAAAATCGGCAGAGCAAAAAGTTGAAGAAAAGAAAGAAGCCACAGAGAAAACATACAAGTATACAACAGAAGATGTTGCACTTGGTTCTACTGGTAATGTCGTTCTGCTTTTACAGGAAATTTTGAAGGCACGTGGATTCAAAGGCGCAAACGGCAAACCGCTTGAATTAGATAGAGAAGCGGGTGCGAATACAATTTACGCAATTAACTCTTATCAAAGCGAACGGAGAAGACAGGGTGTTGAACTTGGTTCAAACGGTCAGAATGATGGAACGTGCGGACAGAAGATGTGGAAAGATTTAATTTCGATTTAATACCAAAATCGAAAAGGTATATATTGGGAGGTTTGTTGATTATGTCAATTTGTACAGCTAAACAGTACATAGACAAATTTGTTAGTTATGTTGGTTATCGTGAGAAAAATCATGCAAGTGCTAACATGGAGAGTTTTACTGCCGATGCTGGCAGTGGTAACTTTCAGAAGTTTCAACCGCTTTGCAATGCGGGTAATGGCGATCAGTGGTGTCAATATAGCGTAAACGGTGTATGTGTAGAAGTATGCGGAAATATTAAAGATGCGCAGTATGTTATGTGTGATACAACCGGAAATAAGTATATGACTGGCTATACACCGGAAGGATCAAGTTTCTTTAAAAAGGCCGGAAGATGGCACACCGTTCCGCAGTACGGCGATGTGGTCTACTTCTACTCCACTTCGATGGGGCGCATTTGTCATACTGGCGCAGTTATTTCAGTAAACACAAAGAACAAGACTTTCAAGACTGTTGAGGGCAATACCAATAACGATGGCTTTACAACTAACGGTGGTTGTGTCGCAATCCATGAATATTCTTATGCCAATGTTGGTGCGCCTAATCGTGTTGCCGGATTTGGCAGACCGAGATTTGCAGCAGATGGATATACACTCAAAAAGGGTGATTCTGGCGATAAGGTAAAACAGTTACAGAAAGACCTTCAACTTGCCGGATTCTGCGATTGCGGTTATTACGGCAATAACGGTTTTTGCGATGGTAGTTTTGGCAATACCACAGAGAAGTATGTGAAGCTGCTTCAAAGTTCTGCCGGAATCGACATTGACGGTGAGTACGGCGCAGACACACAAAAGGCGCTTGCTGAATATGTTAAGGCAGCTAAGAATTCAAAACTTGATTGTACAGTTGATACATTCTTGTTGACAGCAAAAGAAATCGCACAGCAGAACAGAAAGAATAATTTTGCTTACGGTAATGCTGCTTGTCTTCCGGCTGTAAATTCAGACGATAAGAAAGTTTCTTGTGACCGCTTTGTTGACCAGGTTCTTTGGTCTTGTGGATTAAAAGATGTTGGCAATCGTGGCGTAACACAGGTTGGTGATTATCTTGAATCTAAAGGCGCTAAGAAGATTGTGAACAAGAATGACGTTCAAGCTGGCGATGTGATTTTCTTCAATGGTCATGTTTTCATTTTGGGTAACAAAGTTTCTGACGGTGTTTATGAGCGTTATGACGCTGGCAGCCAAGATAGAATTCGTTTGGCTGGCGCTTACTCCGGTTATGATTCTCAGCCGTTTAGAGAGAGCATAGAGGGATTTATTTATGCTTACCGCTTGACGTTCAAGACAAAAGAAGAAAAGCCAACAGAGAAGCCTACAGAGGGCGAGAAGGTCAAATACGGTTTTACTCCGCAAGATGTTTCAGATGGTTCAAAAGGAACGAGTGTTCTGTTATTGCAAGAGATTTTGAAAGCACGTGGATACACAGGTATTAACGGCTCAGAGTTGGCGCTTGACAGAGAAGCGGGTGCAAATACAGTACATGCTATTAACGCATATCAGAATGATCGTAGAAAACAAGGTTTTGAATTAGGTTCTAACGGAAAGAACAGCGGTGTTTGCGATCAAAAGATGTGGAAGGATTTAATCGCTTTCTAATAAGCGGGAAAGGGAAAAGGACGCAAACGCAATGAATACAAATGATGTTTGGGAACTTCTTTCTGAAATGCAGATAGGAACTATAGTGGCATGGATTGTTGTAGCTTCTAGCATTTTCGGGGTTGTCGGCAACTTTATAAAGAAGTTTATTAAATTGATTGACAAGTACCATGATACACAAGAAGAGAAGAAAGAGATTGTTGCCAAGTTGGATGAACAGAACGATAAGTTCTCAAAAGCAATTTCTGATTTGGCAGACAGCGTGAATAATCTTAATCATAGACTTGACGATATACAAGATAAACTGCACGTACAAGAAGAAGTAAATCTCAAACAGATACGAAATGACATTATAACAATCTGTGACGAAGCCATTATTACTGAAAAGATATCCGAAAGAAAATTTCAACTTCTTAACGAATTGTTTGACGAATATACAAACGTTTTTCACAGTAATGGCTACGTTGCGGATTCGGTTAAAAAGGTAAAAGTATTATGGCAAAACATGATTGGTGAAAATGCCGACATGTAAAGGGTTAGCAATATGAACATTTATGTAAAAGTAAACGGTCAGAATTTAAGGTTGCCTTCCAATTTCAAAATTGTAACTGGTAGCGCAAACTTTATTAAAATGATCTTCACTTTAACATCTGATTGGGATGATATGTTAATCAAAGCTGTCTTCACGCAAACGGTTGATGGCGAAGAGGTCAAACATATCAAAACTCTTGACAATGAAAACTCTTGCTATGTACCATCCGGACTTGAAGAAGGTGTGTGTATGCTGGAATTGTATGGAGTTGGCGGTGCTGGCGGTACGATTAAAGCTACATCAAATGCGATTGAGTTTAGCATTATCGGGCAGCGCTATGATCCTAGTGAGGGTGGAGAAGATGAAGACGAAGATGCAGATGGCTATGTTGCCACTGTTGAAGAAATGAAAGCGTATTTAGGTATTACATAATGGAGGGTTGATTGATGATTACAACAATCAAACAAGGCGGTGACGGAAGGCCGTTTAACTACATGGAATTTATGTGCGATAGTTCTAGCGATTTGTTGAATCTTCCGGCTTTGGGTAGTGGCGGTTGTTGCGTTGCGTCCAAAGCATTTTTAATGGATACGCAGAAAACTTATATTTTAGACAATACCGGTACATGGAAAGAGATCACTTCTAGCGGTGGTTCTGGCGGCGGCGGTATTAGCGAAGACAATATTGCATCTGTAGATGAAACTAAAAACTTTTTGAATATTTAAGGAGAAGCTATGGCAATTAATGTAAAAGACAAACTTGTAACGTTAGAGTCTTTAGGTGTTGCTTACTCCACTGAACAGGATGCTAGAGAAGAAGCAGACCAGGCTCTATCTACAAGAATTGACAATATTGTTGCGCCGGAGGGCGATCCTTCTCTGACAGAAGTTTCAGATGCAAGGGTGTCCGGTTCGACAACTTATCCCACTTTAAAGGCTAGACTTGATGCAGACAAAGCAGCTATTGGAACAGATATTGATGGACTAAAGGCTGATTTAGAGGACTTGGAAGATGCTGTGAGTGGTATATCTGGCGGACTTACGACAGACATTAAAAACGCGCTTCTTGACCTTCTTGACCATGTTGCATATGAGGGAACCGATGGACAGAGTTACTATGATGCGCTTGTGACGGCATTTGACAACGCCGCAGGAGCGGAAAGTATTGCGGTTACATTCTCCGGAACAAACGTAACATTTTACGACACTGATAGCTTAGATGTGCTGAGAGACTATCTGACGGTAACAGCTACGTTTGAGAGTGGTGGAACAAGGACTGTCACGGATTATAGACTGACAGGCTCGATGGCAATAGGAACAAATACAATAACTGTATCGTATGGCGGAAAATCCGCAACATTCAATGTAACTACGGTATGGGGGTATAAGCTCAGAACTCCATTTGTTGGAACCGGCTCGA